AGGAGCACAAGGAAATGCTGGCGGTACTGGACCAACAGGACCACAGGGCGCTCAAGGAGCACAAGGTGGTGCTGGACCAACAGGACCTCAAGGAGCACAGGGACCTGCAGGACCCACTGGACCACAAGGAGCCCAAGGAGCACAGGGACCTGCAGGACCCACTGGACCACAAGGAGCCCAAGGAGCACAAGGAGCACAAGGTGCTACTGGACCATCAGGAACAATTACTAACACATCTTATCAAATGACTGCTCTTGGTGTTGGTACAGCCGCATCTGGAACGACTGGCGAGATTCGTGCTACCAACAACATTACCGCATATTACTCTGATGACCGTTTAAAGAATCGTCTTGGTAATATTGAAAATGCGTTGGAAAAAGTTCGGCAGCTTAATGGCTTCTTTTATGAAGCTAATGAGACCGCAGTAGCTTTGGGATACACTGTACAACGTGAGGTAGGCGTATCAGCACAAGAAGTACAAGCGCAATTGCCAGAGATTGTTGTGCCTGCGCCAATTGATGAAAAATACTGGACGGTGAGATATGAGCGTTTGGCAGCTTTGTTAATTGAAGCAATTAAAGAACAACAAAAACAAATTGAAAAATTGGCCAGTAATCAAGACTTTATCATAAAAAATGACCTAACAATGAAGGGCAAATAAAATGACAGCATTCTCGGAAATCATTATAGAGCAAGGCGCAACACCATTGATATCAACAACTATGCTGTGATATATATTAGATAGTTAATACATTATAAGGTTTTTGATATGAATGGTGAATGGTGCTACTTCAAAAGTAGATTTAATAAACAACAATGCGATTTCATTTTGGAAGAAGGACTAAAGATGCCTTCCAAAAAAGCATCCATGGGTGCATCAGATGAAATATTTGATGATGATTACCGAAGAAGTGAGATTCGGTTTATTCATCAAGAACCTAAATTCCAATTTCTCTTTGATGAGATTTGGAAAATGGCAATTCAAGCAAATCACGACTTCTTCAATTTTCATATAACTAGATTAAGTTTTGTACAACTTGCTGAATATTCATCTGATATAAAAGGTGAATATAAAAGACACCATGACGTATTCTGGATGAATGGTGATCCACAATTTCATAGAAAACTTACTTGTGTAATTCAGTTGACTGATCCGACAACTTATGAAGGTGGTGATTTTGAAATGTATGAGTTGTCACAAAATTCTCCAGATAAAAAAGAAATACGACAACAAGGTACGGCAATATTTCTTCCTTCTTTTATATCTCATGCAGCCTTGCCAGTAATAAAAGGTACTAGACATTCATTAGCAGTATGGATGGAAGGTCCTAAGTGGAGATAATATGAAAACAAATATGATTGTGGTTGATGAGTTCTATAATAATCCAAATGATGTGAGGGCGTTTGCGTTATCACAAGAGTTTGATGTTACTGGCAATTGGCCGGGCACTAGAACAAAAACTTTTATCAATGAAAGCACAAAAGAAACTATACAAAAAATACTCCAAGATGTATCTGGAAATGTTACAGACTGGCAAGCAAACGATGGTTACACTGGCAGTTTTCAATTAACGACTTCAATGGATAGAAGTTGGATTCATGCAGATTCATACAACACTTGGGCTGGTGTTTTGTATCTTACTCCTGATGCTCCATTATCTGGCGGCACAGGAATATTCAGATACAAAAAAACTGGTAGTATGACAGAAGATGGCACAGATTTATCTGGTGTTACGCAAGACATGACCAAGTGGGAACTTGTTGATAGAGTTGGAAATGTTTACAACAGATTGGTATTGTATCGTGGAAACAATTATCATATGTCTTTAGATTACTTTGGTAAAGACAAAGAAGATGGTAGATTGTTTCAACTATTTTTCATAACAACAGAATATTGATATGAAAATATGCAGAGTTATCTTCTCCACAAACAGACCTGAATTTTTAATACCAACTTTAGAATCACATCAAAAGTATATTGACTTTGGCGACCATGAAGTCTATGGCATCTTCATAGACGATTATCCAAAAGATAGAGATGATAAACTTATTGTAGAGTTAGCCAAAAAATATGGATTTAATGAAGCTGTCTTACATCCAGAAAATCTTGGACTAACACCTACTTGGACAGAGTTGTGGAATTATCTAGCTACACAAGACTATGATTACATCTGGCACCATGAAGATGATGTAATCTTTGGTGAGCCAATCAAAATACAAACTCTGATAGATTTCTTAAAAGAAAACAAAGAGTTTTGTCAAGTCAACCTAAAGCGAAATCCATGGTACGACTTTGAGTTGAACAAACCAGCAATCACCTGGGAAGATAAATTCTTTAGAGAGTACCGGTATGATGTTAGGGATGACTATTTCTGGACAATGGCATCATTATATCCATCTTGGGTAACAAAAGAGCCAGTAAAAGAAGTTGAAGGTTGCAATCTGGCTGAGTATCCAGTAATGAAATACTTCAAAGAGCAACACAAAATGAAGATGGCTATTCTTAAAAATCAAGATGGAAGTAATCTTGTAGAACACATTGGTGTATATTCTCAAGGCAAAAGAGTGCTTGAGGGTGAGCCAGGATGGGAAGGATTTAAGTGGTATGATCCTAATAAAAAATATGATTCCAAGACTGGTGCCTTGATAGTATAAATAGATAATAAAACTATTGGGAACTATAAATGGCTAAACCCACAACTAGAGCGACATTCAAAGACTACTGCCTACGCAGATTGGGTCATCCAGTAATCCAAATCAATGTGGATGATGACCAAGTTGAAGACAGAATTGATGATGCACTACAATTCTTTGAAGACTATCATTTTGATGGTTGCGAACAAATGTACTTGAAACACCAAATCACTCAAGCTGATATTGACCGCAGATGGATTTATTGCCCAGATCCAGTCATTTTTGTTACCGGTATCATACCATTTGACCAGTCTTCTTCATCAGTCAACATGTTTGACTTGCGCTACCAGTTGCGTTTGCATGATTTGTATGACTTTACCTCCGTGTCATATGTCTCATATGAGATTACCATGCAACACATTCGTACATTGAATCTGTTGTTCTCTGGTACACCATTGTTCAGATTCAATCGTAAACAAAATAGAATTTTCTTAGACATTGATTGGTCTAGAGACTTACAAGTTGGTCAGTATGTTGTTGTGGAATGCTATCGTGCAATGCGCCCAGATACAGTTACTTTGACGGGCACTTTGACAGGCACAACAACAAGCAATACCATTACAGGAACCGGAACAATTTTTGACCAAGAAGTTATTGAAAACGACATTATCACACTATCTAGTGGTCAAGAAGTTCAGATTCGTACAATCAATTCTCCAACAAGTATTACTATTGCAAGTAGTTTAACGACAAACATTACAGCTAACACAGCAACAAAAGCCGGCGTTACGGATGTTTGGAATGATAAGTTTTTGAAGAACTACGCTACAGCTAAAATTAAATATCAATGGGGTACCAATCTTTCTAAGTTTGCCGGCATTCAAATGCCTGGTGGTGTAACACTAGATGGTCCAAGAATCATGCAAGAAGCACAAATAGAGTTGGACAAACTAGAAGAAGAAATGTATACCATCAGCAGTATGCCTAGTGAAATCTTTGTTGGTTAAAGTGGGAGTTTAAAATTAGTACCAACTTCTATTTTAATAATTTTCCATTACACCAAATAACCAGTGAGCAATTGCTGGTAGAAGATTTGGTGATTGAAGCTATGCAAATTCATGGCATGGATGTTTATTATCTTCCACAGACTTCAAGAGACCAAGTGGATATGTTATATGGTGAAGATACGTTAAAAGAATTTCGTAGTGCTTATGGAATTGAAATGTATCTGGAGAATGTTAGTGGAATGGATGGCGAAGGTGATTTCATTTCTAAATTTGGATTAGAGATTAGAGATGAAATAACATTACTAATGTCACGCAGAAGATTTGCTTCTTTGGGTACATCTTTGATTAGACCTAGAGAAGGCGATTTGATTTATATTCCTCTATTACAAAATTTCTTTGAGATATCGTTTGTAGAACATGAAAACAATCAAGCAATGTTCTACACATTAGGTCGTGGTCGTGGCGGCAATGTTTATGTCTACGCATTGAAGTTGAAACAGTTTGTCTTTAGTGAAGAAATTATTTCTACTGGCGTTGATGAAATTGATGACCAGATATTTGATAGCTACAAACGTGCAACTTTACCTTTGGCAAATACAACAGTATTTCCAGCAAGTACTGGTTCTTTTGTTCCTGGAGAAATCATATATCAAGGTTCTTCATTAGCTACAGCAAATGCACAAGCTATTGTTTATTCTTATACTGCACATTCATCTGTAGATATTATTCAGGTCCAAGGAACTTTTGCTAGTGGTAATATTCGCGGCAATACAAGCAATGCATTGAGAAGCGCACTATCTTACAATGATGACACACAAGTTGGCAACAATCTATTTGAAGATATTGCAGACAATGTTAGAATAGAAACTGAAGCTGATGGAATATTAGACTTCACAGAACACAATCCTTTTGGTGAAGCCTGATGTTAAATAATTCGCATTTTTACAATAGAACAATTCGTAAAGTAGTAGTTGCTTTTGGCACAATATTTAATGACTTACTATTGGTCAGATATAATAAAGCTGGAACAGTTGAGCATGAGAGAATGCGTGTTCCTCTTTCTTATGGCGCAAAAGAAAAATATGTTACACGATTAGTATCTGATCCAACACTAACAAAATCTATTGCAACATATGTACCAAGAATTTCTTTTGATTTAGTTGGATTAGAATACGATTCATCCAGAAAATTCAATACTATAAACAGAAACTTCTCAACAAACGCTACGACAGGTGCAGTATCTGGGCAGTATGCACCAATACCATACAACTTTGAATTTGAGTTAGCTATCTACGTTAGAAATACAGAAGATGGTACACAGATTCTTGAACAGATATTGCCATACTTCACACCAGACTTTACGGTGACTGTGGATTTAATACCAGCATTAGGTAGAAAATATGATATGCCAGTCATTCTTAATTCTGTGACACCGCAAACAGAATATGAAGGCGACATGTCTACAACTAGACTTATCATTTGGAACTTATCTTTTACCGTAAAAGGATATATCTTTCCACCAGTAAGTACAGTTGGTTTAATTGAACAAGCAAACACAAACATCTATACAGATTCAAGAAGCACAATATCACAAAAAGTATACGTTGATTATGCTAATGGTTCTGGTGTTTTAGTTACAGGTGAAGTTGTTAGAAGTTCGTCTAAAAACAAAACAGGAACTGTTGTATACTTTGCAAATAATAGCGGAGGCACATTAGTGGTGTCAGACTTAAATGATTTGCTTGAAGAAGATGATGTGATTGTTGGTGATTATTCTAATGCTACATATACAATAAATACCGTAGATTTGAATCCCTTAAAAACAGTTGCAATTATAACTGTGCCCGATCCAGTATCAGCAAACTCGGATGAAGATTTTGGATTCACAGAAACGATTACAGAATTTCCAAGTACATTGACTTAAAATAGGAAGTCTAAATGACAAAAAAGTTTTCTCAATTAACCGCTATCTCTGGTGTAGGAAATATACCGGCAAATGTTATATTTGGAATTTCCAATACAGCAAGCGGAACATCAAACACTATATCACTGTTATCATTAACAACACATCTTGATTCAACATTTGCTACTGACATTGCTTCATTGGCAAACGTAGGCGCAGGACTTATTACGGTAACATCAGCCTACCAAGCAAATACTGGTGCGGCCGCTTTAGCTGGACAAGCCAACGTTGGGGCTGCTAGAATTGTTGATGTGGCATTAGGTCAAGCTAACGTTGGTGCTGGTATCATTACGGTAACATCAGCCTACCAAGCAAATACTGGTGCGGCCGCTTTAGCTGGACAAGCCAACGTTGGTGCAGGTCTTATTACAATAACTGCGGCAAGTCAAGCTAACGTTGGTGCTGGCAGAATTGCTGATGTAGCAACAGGACAAGCAAACGTAGGAGCTGGATTAATTACAACCAAGGCTGCATATGAAGCTAATGTTGGCGTGGCCGCTTTAGCTGGGCAAGCAAACGTTGGCGCAAGCGTAATTACATTAACAAACAATACTAATAATGCATTCAATCAAGCTAACAATGCTTATACAGCCGCTAATACTGCATTGAATATATCACAAAATATTCAAATACAAGATTACACATTGCAGTTGACGGATCGTGGAAAACATATCTATAGTACCAATACACAAGTTCAAACAATTACAATTCCAAACACTGGCGTTGTCGCATGGCCTACTGGCACAGTAATTGATATTGTTCTTGATGGTACTGGAAAAATTAATGTTGCAACCTCAAATGATGTTACTCTTTATGTTGCTAACAATTCTACAGTAAGAGGATATGCAAATGTGTATCCTCGTGGTTGGGCTACACTATTGTATGTCAGTGGAAATACTTGGTATATCAAAGGTCAGGGTGTAGATTGAAAACTAATGAAAATCTATCCAACATCTTTGGAGTTCAACCACTAGCAGAAGACGAATCTTCTATAGTTGAAATTGTTCCAACAGATGTGGATTCGGATTTTGAATTCGCAAGAAACAATATTCGTGAGTTAGCCGAAAAGGGTAGAGTTGCGGTAGATAATATTCTTATGGTAGCAAAAGCAACGGATCATCCAAGAGCATATGAAGTTGCAGCCACACTAATTAAAAATATGTCTGACATTAATAAAGATTTACTTGAGTTGCAAAAGAGAAAAAGAGATTTGTCACCAATCAAAGAACAGACTGTAGTGAATGTAGACAAAGCGGTTTTTGTAGGCTCAACAAGAGATTTGATTAAACAAATTAAACAGGTAGGATAGATGGAACAATTAATTGAACAACTAAAAGTAATCTTGGGTACCAATTTTGCTCTGTATCTAAAATCACATGGCTTCCATTGGAATATTGAGGGTGCTAATTTTCCACAATATCACGATTTTCTCAATGGATTCTACACCGAAG